GGGGTTATAGCAGAAGCTAATCCTGAGTAAAACGGTGGATCAATATTGGGCCGTTGGTGGAGATATAAGTGGATCACTTTTCATCCGTCGTTGACAATTACTTATTTATTGTCTCCGCGATATCAGCCAGAATGGCCTCCAGTCGCTCTCCTTCTTCCGGTCGGAAGTACAGGATATTCGGGTTAAATCCGTAGAAGACGGTTGCATCAAGCTCTGGGAAGTACTCCTTACGACCAATCAGATCTGATGGTTTACTCTTATTGTTAAATAGTGCGGTTGAACGACTACCACACGTCAAAATGTAGGTTGGTCGTACAAGATTAATTTCTTCCCGCATAAAGTCTGTGAACTGGCCTATCTCGTCTTTGGTATAGTCTTTCTCTTTGTCCTTAACCTTCTTACAAACACCCGTGACATAAAGATCGCCCATGCGCAGATCTCCAACTGTCAGTAGTTTTGCCTTAAAGTCGTCGTATCCGTTCTCCATGAAGTAGCCGGTACGAGCGTCATTGCCGTTCGCATTGTCCAGAATGATCATGATTTTGGGTTTAATACCAATAGTCGGGCGTATCAACTCCTCACCCAAGCCCATTTCAGCCGCCATACGTGTCATGAGTACGTTGATTTCGGCAGAACGCTTAGGATTCATTTCGAACGGACGTGATGCTTTAACAGCGTCAATGATGAGATTGCCCATCAGCTCAGCCTGGTCGCGCAGTCGTTCAGGATCAGTTGCTGGCAGACTGCCTGGCTCAATTGACGCAAAAGCCCCTACTTTATGAAGCGACTCGCGTACACGACTGTTACATGCACGCTTCTCGACCGCTTCATCGAATTGTGCCACTGACTCGAATTTGCCACCAACTTTCTCACGCGCACGCATAATTGCCTGACAACCATTTTCAGAACAGCCTTTCACAGCAGAGAATGGCGCATACAGTGCCTGACTGCCGTCTTCGAGTGTGCGGATCTCAATTCGGTTAGATGACACATTAACGTCTGGTGGCAATACGCGAATGCCATAGGTCAGCGCATCCTTCACCAGCCCCTGATGCTTATCCTCGCCCAGAATGGTGAGCGCAGCTGCGAAGAACTCAGCAGGGTAGTGCGTCTTTAGCCACATAGACTGATAACTGATTAAAGAATAAGCAACGGAGTGTGATTTATTGAACTGATAGGCTCCGTTTTTCTCAAATGCGGTCCAGATCTCCTTCGCTTTCATCTCTGATAGCCCTGGATGTGACGCTGTAACGCGTACTGCGTTTATAGGTAGTTTTGCGCCGTGCTCAAGTGCCTCTTCGACAGTTTTCAGAGTTCCGTCTTCGCATTTAAAATGTTCCGCACGGTGAATGCGCTGTGTAGTGCCATCTTCCAGCTCAACGTCTATCCAGCCAGCTTGAGCCTGAACGATGAACTTCTCGCCCATGCTCTTCATTTTTTCCATGTTCTTCTTACCGATTGCGGAACGCACAGCGTCAGCTTCAGCCATTGTGAAGCCGGCAAGCAATCGAGTCGCGTTCATCGTCTGTTCCTGATAGAGAATCACGCCATTTGTTTCCGCGGTAAGTTCATCAAGAACGGGGTGTAATGATTCCGGCGTCATAAAGCCTTTGGCGACAGAAACATAGTCATCCAACATGCCTGATTGAATTGGCCCCGGCCGGAAGAGCGCAGTTGTAGCGACGACCGTTTTAAAGCTCATTGGCTCAATTCCACCACCTAAATCTTTAAGCAGCTTGCGCATTGGGCCTGATTCAAGCTGGAAAACACCTTGAGTGTACCCAGCAGCAAAACCATCCAGCACCTTGCGATCTTCAAGAGAAATGGCATCAAGATTGATATCTTCACCTGTGTTCTCTTTTATGTAGCGTTTTGCACTATCGAGCAAATCGAGAGTTGCCAGGCCAAGCACGTCCAGCTTAATTAGGCCCATAGCCTCGCAGTAACGCTTGTCAAATGCGATACAACGCGCGTCACCACGGCGCTCAACCGGTGTACGTTCTGTCAGAGGAACACCTGCTACGATCATCCCTGCCGCATGTCTACCAAAGCCACGCATAAGGCTTTGTAACTTGCAGGCTGCATTGAATGCATCAGGATATTTTGTTGCGTATTTGTCGAGACTTGCCAGTTGTTCGCGCAGTTCTTCCAATGGAAGGCTATCATCCTCAGCGTTCTTCAGTTCTTTTGATACCGCCATATCTGCGGACTCCACACCATAAATACGAGCGGTGTCACGTAGTGCAGAGGCTGCGCCCAGGTAGGTGAAGTTCGGAATGCCTGCAACGTAATCTTCGCCGTAGCGTTCATTCAGATACTCGATCACCTCATGGCGACGTGCCTGGCTGAAGTCCAAATCCGCATCTGGCAAGTCGAGACGCTCAGGGTTGATGAAACGCTCAAACAGAAGACCGTGACGGATTGGGTCGACGTTGGTTATGCCTATGCACCACGCCACCAGAGAACCGGCAGAGGAACCACGACCAGGCCCAACGGGAATGCCAGTTTCACGACTATGATTCATCAGATCGCGCACCATCAGGAAGTAACCACAGAATCCCAGGCGAGTCAGCGTGTCCATTTCGTACTTTAGCCGCTCAACATAAACCCTGTTCTCAGAAGCAGGTGGTGTGTATCCAAACTCTTTTGTGGTAAGACGTTTACGCAGCCCTGCAACAGCCAGTTTCATCAGCGTTGCAGGTTCGTCGTCTGCCATCTTGGGCAGTGCTGGTGGCAATTCATGCCAGCGCCATGTGCAGGAATCGATAATGGTATCCTGCGTTGTTGAGGCCATTGCAGCTGTTACAGGCACATCCATGCGAACGGAGAAGGCTTTAAGCGCCTCAAGGAGATGGCGGCGACCATTGACGGCGTTATCTCGCTGGTGGGGGATACGCAGACGATGCGGCTGGTCGATTTTGATGTTGTTCGTAACCATGTGCGCAATGTCTTTAATGTCTGCATCGTCGATCGATTCGTAATAAGCGGGATAGAACGCCACTGGCTCTATTTTCAATGCGCTGGCGACTTTCATCGCCCGGACGTTAATCTGGTCGTAGAATGGGGTAGGGTGCGGATAAACCACACTATAGAAGTTGTCTTTTCCACCCGCTGTAATCAGTGTGCTTATGATTTTTGCAAAATCGTTGCGTTGGAACACGCTACCGATGTCGGAAGTAAGCAGGATGATGTTGCCTTTGGCATATGTAGAAACCAACTGTTCGAGCGAGAGACGCGGTACAAAGTAGAACTGTTCTCGTGTGTTGGCCGCCGTCATTAGTTCGCAGATGTCGCGATATCCTTGCTCATTTTTAATTAGAGCGGTAAACGAGTAGTTACGTCCCCGCTCTAATGATTCCATACATCTCATAGATTCTTTAGCAAGTTTAGCCCGGTGCTCGTATGTGGGATCATCAACAATGTTTAGTTTCACACCACAAATAACCGCCATGTCGTCACCAGCGGCACGTTGTAGTGGAATAACGCTCGCAATATTCATGCTATCTGCTGAAATTACAGCGGTGTAGCCAGCTTCTCTGGCAATCTTCACCGCGTTTTCTGCTTTTAGAGCCGACTCCCCAAGTGAGAAGTCAGTTCGAACCATCAGTGCCTTCATGTGTTTTTACCTTTCTGGTTTTTTTGATTTTGTCATTGGGGAAGCCTACGAACTTCCCATGCATCGAAATCGCAACTTCTTTTGCTGATTGGTGACAATCGGGCTTGTCTGGACACACCAGACAAGCCTTACCAGTTTCAGAAGCAGCGATAAGAGAGCCGAAACATCCTTTACGCACGATTAACCAAATATTTTTTGAACAACTTCACGAGCCGCTTGTGCAGAAGCTGAAGGGAGTTTGTTAATGAAAGAACGCTCAATACCTGTCACAAAGTCGCCTCGCATCATTCCAATCTTGGCCGACAACAAAAGTTCACGAGGGCCAATTGGCTGACTGATAAGGTGTTCTTCGTATCCATCGCGAACGATACCGGCAAACTTAACCATCTTTTCTGCGTATTCATCCACGATACCGGCATTTATCAACATGTTGATCTCTGCCTCTTTGCTCATGTATTTCACATTCGAAACGATGCCAAAACGTGAAAAGTTCGCGGCGTTCTGGATGTTTGTACCCTGGTACAAGCCGGTTTCATCACCAGAACCGTTTGTGTTGCCAGTGCCAATGAAAGCAAACCGTTCATGCGGAGTAATGCGACGCCATTCTGGAGTTGCCTCTTTGATGACCAACGCCTCACCTTCCAGCACTGGCTGATACACGCCAAGAATTTGTGGAAACGCAAAGTCGTATTCATCCGCGAGGTAAACCCAGCCATGCTTCATTGCGAGCGCAAGCAAGCCAGGCTCGAAATACGTAGAGCCATCACGCGCCAGAATTTGCCCCGTAACATGTGCCTCTTCCATTGATGCTGTATGTTGGGCACGGATCAACGGACGATTGAGCAAAGCACATAGCTGTGTAGGCAATGACGATTTGCCTGTTCCTGCATGACCCCACAAATAGCCAGGTATGCCAAGTTCAAGCATCATGAAAATATCTTTGATCAGTTCGAAGTCGCCATATACGTAGCCCTTCTTCACTTCTGGAACGAACTCTGGATACGGCGTATTGACGTTGACGCTAACCATGAGCGGCGTCCCACGTTTTGTTCCGAGTTCTTCCACCGTTACGTTTAGCAGTTCGTGAGCTGCGACCAGATCTGTCTTGTACTCAACTGTGCCTGTGTAGCCTGGGCTACTGGTCAAGCCAGAAGATTTCGCCATTTCGCTTTTTTGCTCGGCACGTTTAGCTTGAATTGCATCAAGTGCCTTTTTCGATAGCGTTGGTTCATCTGGAAACTGCGTTGTGTACATTTTCAGTACGGTGTCAGGATCGGCATCTTTTACTGACTCAGGAATGCCCTCGCAATTACCATTGGCTACATGGGACTTAAAATAGTGAAATGATTTGCCGCACCACTTGCAAACAAGGTAATCAGAAGGATTTTTATCATTTTGCAGTGCAGTAGTAGTCATGCGCTTTTCCTTTGTTCTCTAATGAGCGTTCAAGTTCTTATATAAATATACCATTAACTATGGTAAGTAGTTACTTATCATTAAGGCTGTTTTAATTACTTCAAAATGATACGAGATAGTTCAGTAACTACAGATGAACCAAGACTATCAACACTAGTTACCAGGGCATGATTTGCGTAAAATCTCTCCGGTGCATCAGTCATGATGCCAATTGCCATCAAATCAATGTCAGTCTGCGTTTCAATTTGCTTCGTAACCGAACGCAAATGGGCGTCAAAACCTCTCCCAACAGCCCACGGCGCGCCATCGCTCAGAACAAGCATGATCTTCCTGTCCTCCAAGCGACCGGAAAATAACGATGCAAGGCTGGCTATGCTTTCACCATCCACGTTATTAAGAAGTGGGAATGTGTAGCCTACGCACCCCATACGTGAGCGAACTTCGCGAGAATTTGCTTTTTCATTCCAATTTTTGATGATAGGTAGCATTAAAGATTCAAAGCGAGAGAACTCATATTTGATAGCCTTAAGTTCTCCTGCTGCCATATGACTGCCAAATGTAGTGAAGCCGGTGATAATGTTGGGAACATTTATTCGATCAAGTGCATCGGCGATGGTATATGCACTTGCAAGAGCTAGTTTTATCGTTTCGCCACTCATTGAACCCGATAAATCAATCACTTGTTGAACACAGGCGTTAACGGCTTTAGATTCTTCTTTTTTACGAAACACGCGATCATCATTCATTGTTAATCTGTAGATACTTGAACCATGAATGCGCCCCCGACGCTGGCCAGGTATAAACTGAACTCTGTTTCTGCTTGCTATTGCACGTTCCAGGTCTTTTGCCAGCGTCGACGAAACACCTGACGAAAGGTGCTTTTCAATATATTTGTCGAAGAGTTGGTTGCCTTCAGGAACGATGCGATAACGGCTGATTGGATATCCACCTAAATCAATATCGGAGAATGTTTTAATAAGCCGTTTGATATGGGCTTCTGCCTGATCAATCGAGCCGATGAAGTCGTATGAGCGATTGTATGGCCTGTATTCGCTTTTCGAGCTTTCTGTTAACTCGCTTTTAATCGTTTCGGATAGCGCATCTTCTGTCATGCCTCCGACTTCATCTTCCATGCTATCCAACTCCTCTAAAGCCTCTTCCAGACTCATTTTTGACGGAGTTGGAATGTCTGAAGAGCCGTCTTCTGTCGTTTTTCTTTTTTCGTGGTCAGCGGTTAATGATTCTGACGCCGCGTTATCAGAAGCATCAGAATCTGATACCGCTTTATCATTTTCTGTATCATCGAATATTGTTTCTGATGATTCAGGATTATCTGAATCATCACTGTCGTTATTATCATGTTTGTGCTTACTATGTGACTCTGATTTAATAGATTTGTGATTATCTAACGATGAGGGTGTCTCATGATCTTCGTTGTCTTCATTGTTTTCTCCAGAGGCATCCGTCTGGTCAGCGTCTGAAGGATCGGAAGTTTTTCCCGGAGCTGACTCCTTACCTTTGCTTTCACTTTCAGTGTCTTTGAGGATCTTAGCTATGGTCGCAGCCACCTTTACACAATCCTCGGTGCAAGACATGTTACGCACGGCCACATCGATACCATGTTCTTTTAATAATGAAATTGGTTTCTCAATGACAGGCCAATATTCATCCATGAAATCTACGAACGGTGCTTGGCCATCCCAGGCTCTTACAACCGGACAGAGAAAGAAGTTTAGAAAAAGCGCGCGCTGATCTTTGCCACAATAAGCAATAGCCTCTGAAGCCTTTGGTTTAAAGACTTTTTCGATTATAAGGCGCTGAGTTGCCATCAGATTACGTCTTGTTCCGTTAAAGACCTGACCCATTTTTCGCTCGATGAACACGTCTTCTAAGGCATTCCATAGCGACCAGGAAGGAACGCGTCCTTTTTCTCTCATTTTGTTGGACACACGAATATCGGTAAACAAAATGTGAGCAACCTCATGATCGAGAAATCCGCGCACAGCATTCATCAATGCCGGTGTTGCGTTATCCGGGATTGATGGGATGTTTACGAGAATTGGCTCTCCATCATCGTTATAGCGTACATAAGCGTCGTCCCCTCGTTCTGCAACAGGGATGTTTTTACCTGAAAGGAGAGCGACTACTCGTTTTACACTGTCACGGAAGTCCTGAACCTCTTTGATGGAACGTTTTTTAGACATGGCTAATCCTTTGTTATGAAAACAAATTATTTACTAGTGTGTTTAATGTAGCACTGCGCGAACAGGGAACTAAGTCATTCGCGCAGGGAGAAGAGGGGTTAACAGATTCTGACGGCTAAAGACCCGGAGCCGGTATTGAGAAGCGTGAAGCGTTTGTTGTTAAGTTCGAATATAAAGCCAGTTGTGTCATTCACACCAACCTGAATCTGCTCATTCGGTAGATCGGTGAGGATGTCAGCTACACACTCATCAGCTAATTTCTGTACGTGTCCGATCTCAAGAGCGATTAGGCTGGAAATAGTGGTGTTCATTCAATCAATCCATTCTAACTTATACTATGGTAAGGAATACTACTAAAATTTGTATCAATACTGAATACATTCATATCATATGCAAGTTGATTTTCTTACCTATTTTGGGCTAATTTTTCTCCGTGCAATGGCCTTTAACCGGTCTTTTAAGTGCCTATCGAAAAAAATGATAATAGCTTTACAACCCTAACCTTTGATGTAATATCGGTAAGCACTTACCAGAGAGAATTGAACGCGCAAAGGTTGTAACCATGTCTGATAACAAGATTGAATTTATAGAAAGTCGCTACGCTGCTTTTATCGCAGGGTTGATTGAATCCTCACCTATGAGTCAGGCCCAAATAGCCAGACTTATTGGTTACAAAAATGCCAACAACCTTTCTTTAATTAAAAGTGGCAAAATTCCTTTGCCTATCGATAAGGTTCGTCCGTTGGCGCTGGCGCTGGGTATTGAGCCAAGTCGTCTTATGATGATGGTGCTGGAAGAACGCCAACCTGAACTCGCAGCATTTTTATACAAAGAAGGCACCGCTCCTCTTAACGAGGACGAAAAACAGGTTCTTGCTGCATATAACGAGCGATTCGGTAAAGAGAAAGGCGCATCACAAAAGGTTGTTGAGGCCATAAAGTCTCTATGAAAAATTTACACGAATAAGCTCTGTTGATAGACGATCTCCCTTAAATTTGTGGTCAATTTCGTCTAAATCCGGTTGCTCTACGATTGATGCGATGTACGTCGAGAAACTTTCTAAGGCGTCTCGCATCTCGTCCATATAATCGTGCCGGTCGTAGACCCGATCTATCCCCTCAAGACTGTGGTTCATGATTTTACGTGATACCTCCTGGCTTATGCCTAATGCTGGGAAGTAACTACGCGCAGTACGGCGCAAATCTCGGGGTGTAAATGGCTCAAGCTCCATCAGTTCTGGTCGTTCCAGAATACGACGTAATGCCTGGGCTATTGCCACTTTAGACATAGGAAGGTCTTTCCCGATTTTTTTATTCGAAGGCACGAGCCACTGGCTGTCTTTACCATATTCGAACAACTCTTCAATACAAGTGCGCATTAATGAGCTTAAAGGCAGAGAATGCTCACGGGCAGATTTGTTCCTCTTGCCTTGATTCCAAACCCCACGCTTAAGATTGAACTCACTTTTTTTAGCCCGCAGTACTTCGTCAGGTCGTCTTGCGGATACAAGACATAGCCTGGCCGCCCATTTTGTACCAGCACACACATTGAAGTAGTCCCATATATTCCAGAACACCCATACCTCTGCGTCGGTCAGCTTCCGCTCGCGAGGTGTGGGCTTTGCGCCACCGGCAACTTTGTTAAGTGACATATCGTTTAACGGTGACACGTCTATCATCCCCTGGAAGGCGCACCAGCTAAGGAACTGCTTCATCAGAGAGAAAACGCGGCGGCCCATAACAATTTTGCCATCCAGTATTAGTGGGTTGACCAGTTGGTTCACCATGAACCTATTAATGTCACTTACTTTTACATCGGCAATGTGCGGCAAAACATGTATCAAAATACAATGAACAGCGATCTCTGGCCGACGTCTGGTTATCAGCAGAGATAAGCGAGTGAATAACATGAATGCGTCCGAGAATCTCATGTCATTGCTGACCTGGGAGATCATAACGGCCTGCATTTGAGATGCTCTTTCGAGATACTCTATCGCCTCTTTTGAGGTGTTCTCCGCAGCGCGTGCTCTGTCAAAGCTATTTTTCATATGACAATCACCGAGTTACGCCGATGCACTGTATAAGTAAACAGTATATTAGGCATAGATTCTTATAGGATCAAGAGTAAAAGTAACTCATTTTCAGCAATGATTCCATACATAGTAGGTATGGAATCATTTAGACGTTGTTTTTTGAATTTTAAGGGAAACAGGAGTGAGTTTGGTGGGAATAAAAACGGCTCTTGTGAGCCGTTTAAATCAGAGGGTGCTGACGTATGCAGCCAGTTCTGTGTATCCGCCAATCGGTTGGCCATTGATCAGTACCTGGGGGATAGTCTCTACCGGTTTACCAACAATTTCACTAAGTTTTTCCTTGTCGATACCGGCAGTGGTGATGTCGATGTACTCATAATCACCGTAGCCATGTCCCTTTAGTTGCTTCGCCAGCTCGACCGCACGTTTGCAGTATGAACAGTTATCTCGTCCGTAGATAACGACTTTCATCACTTCACCTCGTGCAACTGCTGTTCATTAACGATGATTGTGCCAATTTCGCAGTAGTGGATACATGGTTTTGACTTCAGTGCCTGATGAGCTGCGCGACGCGCCTGTTTACGTTTGTTTCCCATATTGAGTCCTTTTAAGTGAATAATGAAAGAACTATACCGACAAATAATAGGTAAGTCATTACCTATTATTTGTGCATTATCCCTCTACATAGTAGAGGGATATCGTCATGACTCACGGCAGTTTTGCTCTAATTTCGAGTAATTTCTGTGCCGTTATGCTGATTTCATACGCCAGATCTTGTGTTTGGTTAATGATTCCGTAATAGCGCTCAACCTGATCAGGATAAAAACGTCTGATATGGGGGATATCGATATAATCATAATACCCAAGCCCTCCAGCAGAATGTTCTCTGAACAGCGCCCAAAAGTTGTTCACTTTCCCGACCAACTCCATACGGATTGTTTCTAAAACAACATCATTGAAGCTGTAAAAGGGGTTATGGGCAATATTATCAAATGCGTAGAGAGGGTCGGTAATGTCGGTGCTAACTTTTGCCCGGAACTGTTCGCTCTTCAGCATTTGGAGGTAGTTGTAATTAAAAATATCAGTAATGGCTTTTAAAACACCGACGTCTCTTTCTGAGTAATTGTTCTGACTCACCTGGTGCGTCATCTGTAGCAGAAGAGATTGTTGAGTTTCGGCCAGCTGCTTCCAGTTTTTCAATTGCTCAACGGAATAGATAGTGTAGTCAGAGTCAATGAGTGCGCCATGTGAACGACACATCCATATACCGTTATCAATCGAGCTTCGCTGTTCTGGGGTTAAGCTAGGATCATATCTCGGTCCACCTGGCGCTGCTGCTGTAATATGTGCCGCAATACCATTATTAATCCTGCTGTTTGTATCACTGCTATCTGGACCTACAGTTGTCTGGTTGCAGCCAGGATAAGAGCACTTCCAGCCTACGCGTTCGGCTAGTGTTCGCTTCACCGATGGGGAAAAATCATCTCTGTTACTCACATTTAACCTCGCAGTGTTAAACAATCTATGGCTATTTGCGTTTGTCTTCTTTCAAGCGTGAAACTTTAATCATCTTATCGGTGATAGAAAGCAATGTTACACCCTCTTTTTCGTTCACAAAGCCTGCACCGTTAATCACCATTACTAAACGATCCTTCCCTCGATAGACTTCATAATACTTGCCTGCACCACAGGTCTTTGTCTCAATACAGTCCATACCTGAGATAGCTTCTTGGTCGAAAATTCTGTCTTTCGTTGCTACCGGTTTTCCGTACTCCCTTGTCATCATTTCACCGATCTGCATGAACGTATACTTACCGACATTTGTCGTTAAAGACGATTCAACCTTTCCATCAATGAGATTTCCATGCGTATGTGGTTCCTGTTCATTCGGTGCATTTTTATCTTGAAGAGCGAATACCTCAATACTGGGTGTTTGCTCTTGGAACTGGGCTTTATAGTTCTGTGCAAGATCGCTTTTATCTCTACCTATTAAGGTAATTTTGTCGATCTCCGATTCGTTACATCCCGTCAGAGCGAGCATGATTACCAGAGAGGCAAGAATATTGAGGTTGCGCTTATTCATTGGCTTATCTCCATGTTTTTCTGCCACATCCTGTCACCCACATGCAGGCAGTCTAATGCTGCCGTTGCTAAATGAAGACCCAAAAGTGGTAAAACCATACCTGGAAATATTCTGGAGTCAACCCAGTAAAAAAGGGGCCGAAGCCCCTTTGAATTTTGCGCTGAAAAAAGTGTTGCTAGGATGTTAGCAAGCTATGGTTAAGAACGTCTGCCGTAATTGTCTATCACAGCGTTGAGCGGTCTGGTTTATGTTAGCGGAGTCTTAATCTGGGTGATTAAAAGGCCAAACCGCTCAACGCTGTGTCTGGCGGAGAGTAATGGAATCGAACCATCATCGCTTGCGCAATGGGACGGTTTTCAAGACCGCTTGAGCACCATGCTCCCTACTCTCCGGCCGTTGTGGTGGCCGGTACTGAATCTCCGGCATACGGTGCAGCCAATTAGGACTACGGACGATCACCGCTCGCGAAAGGGAAGATTTGCGGCCGCATTTCCCTAACATCCAAGAAAGCTATCGCATCAGTCTGCGAATCCACCACAACGGTAAGATCACTACCTTTCGACCAGTCATTGTGCACATGAACGACGATTAACCGTAATGATCTTATCGTTGTATTGGTGCCGGTTAGCGGACTCGAACCGCTGACATCCTGCTTACAAGGCAGGCGCTCTACCAACTGAGCTAAACCGGCAATTTGGTGGGGAGTGATGGAGTCGAACCACCCGAGTCGCAATGACAGTAGATTTACAGTCTACCCCGCTGCCCCTACGGACTAACTCCCCTAAATTGGCGATGGTGGGTGGATTCGAACCACCGACCAGTTGGTTAACAGCCAACTGCTCTACCGCTGAGCTACACCATCAATTCAGCACTGCCAGTATTTATTACTCAACAGTGCCAATCGCGACGGTTTAGTTTCTGCCAGGAAACGCACCGCTACTTGCACTTTTCGTTAGTGCCAGACGCTTTCGACTTCGCTCAATAGTAGAAGGCAAAATCTTTAAGTAGATGATGTTTCTGAGGACAGCACCTACTTTGTAATTTATACAATGTGATGTATGGAATCATTTGTTGTGAAAACAGGCACCAATGGCAACAGTGGTTAAACCTACACAACAATCCTGTCTTCACAACGTTGAGGCCACTACTCCGATTGAATGTTTGCCCAACATGTTACATATCAACGCTCGCCGGTATCTCTGTGAATAGAACCTTAGAATTGATAAAAATGTAATGGCCTCAACGTTGTGTGCTGGCTAACCATACCAGCCGGGCTACGTCGCCGCTTTTTAACCCAGTATAAACGACATAATTGAACAAAATGACGTAACAGGATGGGCGGTCAGTGGCTAAGAATCCGGGAGTCATATGGAGTTGAAAATATACCAACCGCCCATTCTGTTACTTCATCGGAGGGAACATGAATGTTCCCTCCTGCGTTCTGCAATCACACTCGCTCAGTGTGTCCCATTTCGGTAACGAGGCTGGAAACTGACCTCGCTGGTGTTTGGCTTATTAGGCTACTGCCAGATAGACTTCTTCGTTTGCACTTGTATTTAAGTTCAAACAGTCGCGTCTCAACGAAAACAAAGTCATCTTATACATAAAAGATAAGTAAGTAAATACTTATCATTGTATTTTTATTCGGTTGTGACTTTTTTGATCAAGGCCACTCTACGACTAGGTGTTCTTGTGATGGTGGCAGTGAACCGTTTCGCTTGGATAGTAATGGTTTCGTTCTCCTTAAGTTGCCCGTAGCGAGTTTCCACCAGGGTGCCAAGACGCCACAGACCATCATCGATACGTTTATGACTAGCAAATTTTATCAGCAACAGTTTTACGACTAACTGACCTACGTAAAAGGCGAATGCGACTCCGGCCGCTAAGAAATAGGTGGCCAACCACCAGTCCCAAGAAGTTAAATTGCTCATTTTCTAACCTTTGTTTCATGAACTACCCGATACACACGCTTTCCGATGCACAGTGTTTTGGTTTTAAGTTCCTGCTTAATTAAATCACGACAGATGCCGAAGCCAATAAGGAAGCCACCCATAAAAGCTAATGAGATGTATGGAATCATTTTAACGCTCCTGATTCTACTAATTGCTGTAGCAATACTTTCCCTTTATCAGTTAACTGGTAGTTGGCCGAGCACCACGTTTCAGAAACGTTTGCAACCAACCCTAAACGCTCTAACTTAGCTCGCGTTTTAGGCTTCCAGTACTCAGGGAACTCCGGCCACTTACTGATTTCATGAAGCGTTTCTTTCTCCCTTTTACTTAATACGATCATTCTTTATCTCCGATTCGATCTTCGGTATCGCGTAAGCAACGCGGCCATTTCAGTCGTGGGTGGCGTAAGCTGCCATCAGGTGTTTTCTCGTGACAATGAACCTCGACAATACGACCACGGTACTTCTCTTTGTTGTTCCAGATCTCGTCCAGATATTTATGCTTAATGCCACTCGCACGAACGATGACGCCGTTTTCAAGACGAATAACAATTTTTCCAAGCGTGTTGGCAAAACCAGAGTCCGGGTCGCCCGGCTCAAAATCGATAATTTCACCATCTTCTGAATCTTCGTCTTTTAACTTCCACCAGCTGCGGGTACGTTTAAACTCGTAAACAGAGTTCGGATCTTTGCCCATCTCCCCTTCTTCGTTATCGTCCAGGCGTTTCATGAAGCGTTCGATGAAGTCTTCGTGGCTATGGATGATGTAGAACGGATGTAGGTGAATGTCTTGCGCGTAGTCTTCACTGCGATCGTTTTTGAACAACGCCACGAGAATAGCCAGGCGCTCTTTCAGCTTCATACCTGTCTTTGCATACTCTTTGGATTTAGCCTGTGCCCGCCATTCCGGTAGGAAGAAGTCGAAAACATGATAAATAGCGCCAATTGCCTGCACGTTCTTTTTGCGCAATGCAGATACGGACTGGTTAAATGAACCGGCTGTTCCTTCACCATCGAAGAAGATGTGTTTGTGGCCTGAAAGTTTGCCTAATTCGAGCATGGCTGGCTTTAGGTGATCGAGAGACGTGATTGGATTACCAGTACGAGAAAGGAAGTTCACCTCTTCCTCGTCAACAATAACCTCGCAAATTACTCGCAAACCATCGAGCTTAAGGCTGCCAATCATCGGCCATTTTGCTTTAGGATTTGGCTTGAAGGGGTATTTGTCGCCTTTTTCTTTATACGGTGACGCCAGCTGCACCTCGAATTTCGGAATGGGATTTTCAAAAACCTTGTTGCATAGGCTAATCCCAACACCCGCTTTCGGGTCTTTTAAGAGGAAACGACGGAACACGTCCTGCCCATCGGCGCACATTGACGCCACGATAGACTCAACAGCAGCTATTGCTGCGTTCCCCGTCAGCTCGCGAGAGGCCAGCTTATTCAGTACATCAATGGCTTTTTCGTCACTTGGGACGGACTCACTAAGCGGCTCTGCCACTTTGTATTTCTTTACCCCAAAACGGATGAAAGGGTTGAGCATCAATGAAACCATGCTTTGTTCAAAGTCATCCATGTTGGCCAATGCCTCTTTTTTTGCATTGGTTCCCATAGCTTTCATTTCGTCCAGCTTATGCTTAAGTGCGATCAACTTTTTCATTGTTGTTTTGCCTCCATATGTTGATCGATTTGCTCATGTGTTTCTTTTGTTGTTTCTTCAATCAACGCCGCATACACGTCAGTGATCGCTGTTTGTGATGTGGCGCTCTTCTTAACCATGCTATTAATCGTTACACTGTCACGTTTTCGTTTTATAGTTCTGGCTTGTTTATTCCGTTCTTCAACCTCCTTAATGAGTGCGGTCATATCTTCGAAATACAGAGATTCTCCTTTACGAATCTCTTCAACCATCATTTTTAACGCCTTGCATTTGCCTGCTTTAATAGCGGTTGCGCACGACTGGAAAGACGTTCGAGGAAGACGGTTTTCTTTGAAGGCAAGAATGGTGTGCTGGCATACGGAGTAGCTGCAATATGCCGACTCACCGTTTATCTTTACTTCCTCACAACGAAGTGAATAACCGTTATTTCCTGAAATAGAAGGGACTTTTGACAAATCAGCTTTCACAATTACCGCCAGAAATAATCTTGTGCTTACCTATCATTATTTGCGTAAAAAACGACACACAGAGAGCTTACCAACTTCCCCAGCTAATCATCTTGCGCTGATCGCTTTCTAAGCGATAGGGGGCAAGAAGCTCTGTGACATGATTGGTGGCGTATGATTTGGCCTCTTGCTCTATCATCGGTAATTCGTTAGCAATCCTGACCATCTTCCCAGCAAATTCCGCCATTACGCCATCACACGCCTTACCCGCATCAACAATGATATGCACAAGATCCAACTGGCTTTTGCACATGTCCCAAAGAGTCGAATATTCGCTCTCCCTGATTAGGTTTACAGCATCATTAGCCCCTTTATTAATCAAAACCTCCAACAGGTTTTTCGGGGTAACGAAATCTGCTTTCAGAGATAGTGTCTTTTCACCACTTATCGAACGCAAGTACTCTTCGTAGTTATTCTTCATCAAACCGCTGCTGCGCATTGCTAGAACTGCTTCTTGAATGGCCGCTTCAATAGTTTCGTCGTTTGAAAGACAAAAAACGGTATTTGTGTAGATCACTTTGCCATCCATCCATGCACCAACCTGCACTTTAAGACTGAGCGGGTTTTCTTTGCTAATAAAAACAACTAATGCAGAACGCCGTGCACAAGAAGGTTCACCCCATACGTGTAACTCAACTTTCAGATAAGGTAGCCCTGGTAGCGGGATCTCAACCAAACGAGTGGCGATATGATCCATTGCTGTTTTTACCGCTTTTTCAATGATGTCTAGTCGATTGCTCTCGCTGATTTCTAAACCAGTTTTATCAATGATGTCGCAGGCTAATTTCTGAATTTCGTCTTTCATACCAACTCCTAGCTAACAGATGAAAGTATTCTTACAGAAAGATAAGTAATCATCTACTTATTTTAGCGGCACTTGTTACGATAGCGCCTTAATGCCCAAAACCTTGCTTTGCAACTCCAACTGTTTGGTATACGGTTTTGCCCGATAATAGGCTTTGATAATTTGTTCTGGCGTTGCATCGCCTGGGTCGAGTCCTTCCTCGCCCAAACATGCTACTTTGACATTAAGACCAATACTGGTCAGTCGCCTGGCTGCGGCCATAGTGTTGCGTATAGCTTGCTTTTCACTATCCCACATCATGATCACATTACGTAATCCACGCGCCTTGAGCGTCAGGAACGCGCCCAACTGATCTTCTGCATCCTGAGTGGTGTTACCAGATAGATGCATCCCGAACGTTCCTATCGGTTCCACGTAATCACGTAATGTTTCTTCATCAAAAATAGCTCGTTTAACTCCCATAACATCGAACGCCCCCTCACAGACAACTACAGTCTGTTTGCCGACCGCATTATGGCCGTTGTAGAGAAACTTACCTGAAGCTGGAAGCTGCATAGGAAAGAGGTAGCGACGTTCAGCTGTACCGGTAATGTCTCGCCCCTGAAATGTCTTCATTACCCCATCCAGATCGTAAACCGGTATCAGTATTCGCATATCGAATATCTGTCCTTTAACCTGATCTGTATACGGATCTACATAAGCGTGCTTGCCTTCGACGCAGTATCGTAGGTCAAAATACTTTGCCATTTCAGGCGATATGTTTCGTTCAACCAGATAGTCTGGAAGACGGCCATCTATAGGAAGTTCGTAATGACGAGGGAGTGCAAGTGGTCCCTCTAACTCGACTGTGCTTGCAAGCACTATCTCTTCTTTCTTTGGTGCCCACCCCTGGGAAAGAAGGGCGTTCTGCACATATTCCTCGAACTGTCGTCGTGATTTGCCGCTGTAGTGCTTGAGGAAGACCAGCTTATTGAACTGAATCTCTTCGGGATGATCACCAGCGAAGCATTTACCGACGCCACTGGTCAGATTGAAATATACCTTCCAGTTGGAGCTGCCACATACCGGACACTCCTTGATATTCACTTCACGACCGCGAGTACTCACGCCTCCACGTCGATAAACGATACCTTCAGTATCCAACCATTGTTCAAAATCTAATTCGGTAATTAGCTCTTTCAGCTCGCTCACGATAATTCCACTTTTAACAGGCAATATTGTGACCAACCTAAATGTTGATATAACATAAAGGCTCATGTGTTTTTCTTTTGTGGTTTGGCAAAAGAAAAGTTGTTTCACCAATGAATCAAGCGTGGAGGTGTTCTCCACGCTTATTTTTTAGGTAACGTCTAAGATTCGCTCAATGAAGCGCATTTGTTCGAGGTTTTGTTTAACGCGAATGCTGATCCCTCCCTGCTGGTTACGTGAACCAGCAAAGTAGAGACGAGCCTCTCCTTTCGCTTCTTCTTCTTCGGTTTTGTTGATCGTTATTACCAGGTCAGCAATACGTACTTTTTCGATGTTGTCGGCAGCGTGCATCATTGTGGCAACTTCTGACGCGCCACCTTCACGGTTTGTCTGCGATGCCGTGATACCAGCAACGTTGTGTTTGTCATAAAGAGCACGTAAGTCGGTATAGATACTACGTATGTTGGCGCGATCATCACGAAGGTCATAACTGGCACGCATCAAATCTGCATAGTCGACAACAACCATGTCAGGCACCATGCCATTGGCTTTCATGCTGTTAAGCATACGATCCAGATCTGCCGGTGACATACTTCCTGACGGACGCTCAACAACCCACAAACTACCAATCCCCTTCGTGGCTCCCAACTCTGCCAACTTACGATGAACCTCATCGCGCCGTTCCACCAGCTTGGACATTTCTGTCTCCGACAATCTTGCATCAAAACGGTCGGATAAAATGGTGGTGTGAACCTCCAGCGAGAGATACAGAACATTGTAGCCAGCAAGCGTTGCGTTTATGGAAAACTCACCCATTGCGGTCGATTTACCGGATTTAGCGAACCCCATGAAGAGCACCATTTCACGCTTCGCCCAGCCTTTTTGGTACAGCAACCTATCGAGCAGAGGGAGTCCAGTTGTAATGCTGTTTGGCACATACTCCTCTGAAGCCTCATATTCACGCGCTTTCAATCGCTCACTTGCGGAGGTGTAGTAGTCATAGATTCCGGTCGCTTCGTTCGATCCAATCTGCTGAACCTTGGCCATGATTGCCATCGCCCCCTGAAAGTCGCCCTTCTCTTTCAGTTCAGCAGCCTTAATCAGAGCATCATCAAACGCTACGCTTTTTGCGAAGGTTGATACCTGGTCAACCATGTACGAGGTATCAGACAATTTTTCTGCAAGGATGCGCTTAAACGCAGCAACAACATCGGCGAATAGTTCCTCACGGATAGTCTTATCGCGTTTCGCACGCTTAAGCATATCCAGAACCGCAGATGAAGAGGGCGCGCTCTTGTACATACGGTAATAGCCCGAAACCATATTAACCAATATGGCATTGGCCGCATTGGCAAATTGGCTAGGTACAACCAGATCTCCAGCACGAGTAAGAAACTCGTGATCACGACAAAAATAGGCCGTCAATCTGTTCTGAAAATCTTCATCAAACTCTTCGGACAGCCCGCGTCCTGTATGGCAAAGTTCGGTCATGTGCTTTCCTTTGTTTTTTAAACAAATTGTTTTCTAGTATTAGTTAATTAGATAGGGGATCAATAAACCGCCGTGCTTCTTCCAGTTCTTCTGGAAAGTGGGCGGAAATAAGGCGCTCTGGAACGATTTCCATTAGCCAGATAGCGGAGAAAATTGCGCGTATGCGCTTGCTGCGGGGGATGGTGCGTAAACGCTCCAGAATCCACTCAAAATAGCTTTCCTGAATCGGGTTGAACTGCATGTCTCCCATATTCTTAAAGCTAACGAGAGAGTCATCCAGACGGGTTGTTGCGCGTCTGGCTAATTTCTCTTCGAATATCTCAATCAGCTCTGGCTGCCACAAATGCTGTGGGCGCGGCAGCTTGTCCCACAGCCGTCGTGCAGCTGCGGAAAGAACGGTGGAGATAAAGTAGTCGTATGAGCAGCAATAGCGATCCGCAAACTGGCGTGCTTTCCATAGCGACGTTTTATTGGCAGTCGACAACTCCTGATAAGGCAGGCGTTTTAACCCGGTGGTGAACGGAGCTGTTTCAAAGTGTTCGCGACCGTGCGTCAGCATGATATTTGAGTACTGACGTTTGTATGCCTCCGTAAAAAGACAGGTGGCCATGAGAGGATGCATGTCGCGGTAATCAAACCACTTCGTCTCGAAGAGTTCAGCCTCGTCTTTACAGCGCGACAAACCAATGTTTTCAGCGACCCACTTGTCCATAACAGCGGTATTCCACTCTGTCATGAAGTCGTACTGGTCGTTGTCGATGGTATCGAAAAAGATTTGGCTCATGTGGCTCACCTGGTAGGTAGTTACTTACTTATCACAATGAGCGGATGATAGCGACTGGTGGCAGTTTTTGGAAGTGGAAACGGAAGGGAGTTGTTCTGGTGGTGTCTTTTAAAAGACCTGCTTCCGTATATATTTAATAAGTTACTTATTATTTATATATACAGAAGCAGGCATAACTTGTCGTCTTAGACGCCCAGAAGCTCTACACTTTGAGCCTGTTAAATTGATTAAAAACTTATGTGTAAAATAGAACGCATTAGTCAGTAGCAAAGAGATGCAATAATGGACGATTTATCGGTATACGCGAGATCATTGGATAAGGCTAAATACTATGTTTACTGTCTCTATGATACAGAAGACAAGATGAAAAGACCGTTTTACATAGGAAAAGGCAAATCGACTCGTTGTCTCGATCACATCAAGTATCCCGATGACTCTCCCAAATCCATGCGGATCAAAGAACTTTTGGCTAATAAAAAATTAGGCATAGATATACTTCGTCATGGTATGGATGAAACCACAGCCAAACTTGTTGAGGCGACATGCATCGACCTTATGGGGGTCGGAGAGCTTACGAATAAGGTACGAGGAAGTGGTTCCATGATGGGCAGAATATCACTGGACGCCTACCATCACTTAGTGCTGCAAGAGGAAACTGAAATTGCTCCTGAGCACGCCGGTCTTGCCTTCCTGCTAAACAGCACCTACAAGTCAGGAATGTCCGCTCTGGCATTATATGAAGCTACGCGTGGCGTATGGGCAAAGGTTCCAAGAGACGAGAATCTCAAATATGCCTACGCTACATATGGTGGGCTGATAATGGAAGTTTATCAGATTGAATGCTGGGTCAAAGCCGGTTCTCAGCAGTACTTTACAAGGGATATAGCTCTTGGCCCCGACACAAAACGTTATGAATTTGTTGGCAGAATAGCCGATGAGCATATTAGAAAACTGTATGTAGGCAAATTAATCAAGAAGCCACCAAGCTACGGTAGCCCTTTTGTGAAGGTTGGGGTGGTTAGGACTGAACATAGTGTTAGCGCGGCATAAAGCTGACACTGTAGTTATGCATTGGCGCAATGTACGCGCCAATGCATGATTTTTAACCTTTCTTCATCAACTCTCGTTTGATTTCATCGGTACGCATCGTGACATCGGCAGCGGTGATCGCCTCGTTAAGTTTCACGATGTCCTCGATTTCCTGCGGTGTCTTCTCCGCAAGATGGAAAATAGCAGCACGAATCACGTCAGAACGAGTGAACTTCTCGAAGCGAGGGATGAACTTCATCATCTCCAGCAGTTCGAAGTATTCGTCCTCCAGTGACATTGTGCGGCTTTTAATTTTCTCTTTGCCACGAGTCGGGCGTCCCTGTGGTCTGACTGGTTGGCGCAAAGGAGTTGTGTTCTTAGCCGGTGCATCAGGCTCTTTGCGCTTTGCTAGGTCACCCATTTTCATGGACATTATTCTTTTTCCTCCAGACTCAACAGATAATCTACAAATTCTTCAAACTCGGCTTCCGCCTTTTTGTCGCGCTCGCTACCGGTCATTTCAAAGATAGAACGACCAGACTCTTCCGCATCATCATAGACGTTGCGGTTATATAGATTGACTGGCGCAGACTCGATGCCAAACGTCTCAACAATCTCTTTAGCCGCCAGAATGCGAGACACTTGTGATGGCAAAGCCGGACACTGGTTCATGACCGCGCGGACCTTCACTTTATCGTTTACATTACGAACATTGTCGATAATAGGATCGATATCACGCAGAGATTTCAAATCACGACGCTTAGGACGAAGCGGGATAATGATAACGTCGGCCATCAGCATCGCTTGTCGCTGAATTTCGGAGTCGAAGCCACCAGCATCTACCACTACAAACTCAGCTCTACCCTGAAGCGATTTTAGGTGCTTAATGATGTCATCCTGAACGTATGCAAAAGGAATCAGCTCAAGGTCTTCGTTCTGTCGACGGTCTTCACACCAGCTCGTTGTCGTGCGCTGAATATCTATATCGGTAATATAAACCTTCTTCTTCTTTTTGACTTTCAGGCAAACGGCAATTTGCTGGGCAACGGTGGATTTGCCAGGCCCGCCCTTTGTGCCGCCAACCACAAAGATCTTGGTCATTGGAGAGTTCCCTTTGCGTATATAATTATCGTCTGAAACAACTTGTTTTCTTATATGTGATATAGCCTAAATGCCTACGGCTGCGGTGTAAAGGTTAAATGGTAGGTTGTGATTAACAATTGGCAATCATAGCTTGTATTTGTCTGTTGAAAAAAGTAACAATGACCTCTATATTACAAGTACGGTGATATGCCGTACACAATTTGATAATGCACACGTAATGGGCTATAGCCTTTTAAAGTAATTTTTGAGTCGAAAACTCAGTTTGAACAGAGGAGATTGATGGCCTTCCTACATCACGGCCATCAGGAGGAATACATGTCAGCACTAAAAAAGCAGCGCATCGATTTGAGATTAACCGATGACGATAAAAGCATCATCGAGGAAGCTGCCGCAATGTCTAACCAGAGCATTACTCAGTTTATGGTTAGCAGTGCATCTGAACGTGCCGTGAAAGTTATAGAGCAACACCGTAGACTAGTTCTGAATGAAGAATCCTGGAATCTGGTTATGGACGCTATAAGCAATCCTCCGGCACCGAACGACAAGCTGAAACGAGCTGCTGATCGTCTGAAAAGCATGGAGTAGTTTACTCGTGAGCAATACAACGATAGAGATTTTCTCTGGAGAGAAAGATTATGATCTAAACGGTTTTGATTGCGGCGAAGAGTCACTAAACGCCTTTTTAGCCAACCACTTAAAAAGGCAGCATGAGGGAAAAATTCTTCGTGCTTATGTGCTTTGCACTCAAGAAGAAAGGCCAAAAGTGTTAGGATATTACACTTTGTCAGGTAGTTGTTTTGAAAAGGAGTCCTTACCTTCAAGAAGCAAACAAAAGAAGGTTCCTTATCGGAATGTTCCAAGTGTTACTTTGGGTAGGCTGGCTTTGGACAAGTCCCTTCAAGGTCAAGGATTTGGCTCAATGCTTGTAACACATGCAATGCGCGTTGTGTACAATGCATCTCTTGCTGTAGGCATTCATGGACTTTTCGTTGAGGCGTTAAATGACAAAGCCAAGGCGTTTTATAAAAGTTTAGGCTTTATCCAGCTGGTTGGTAACAACGAGCGTTCTTTGTTCTATCCTACAAAATCTATCGAAAAATTGTTCGAAGAATAATGTGTTCCCCTCATTTGAGGGGAACTTCGACATCACCAACCACAAACCCTCTCTCCCATCGTATTGTGAAAAAGGATTTGGCGTTCGGTTTCTTCAGTCATTACATCATTATTGCTGATATAGATAGGCTCAGCCCCATCGCAGAACAACACGCTGGCTGTTTGTGGTTTAATGACGCACCCACTTATCATACAACTCACGATGAACGGCAGAAGCATCTTTCTGACGTATTTTACTGCTCGTCTCATTCACCACTTTCACTGTGTTTTGAAGTCGTTTTCTGTCTTCCTGTTTTGCCTTCTCTTCCATTGCTCGTCGCGCCGCATTCCCGCCCATCGTGTAAGCGCCGACAAGAACGAAAAGAACGGCAGCCAGCGTAATCAAAGCAACTTTTAGCTTTGTCATCAGGCTGCCTAGCATATTAGACCATCCCTTTCTGGTGTTTTCTTACCTGCGACCAGGCAATGAATCCTGCCACAACAATAGTGGCAATACCGAAGATGATGCGTACTGTATCCCCGCTAGAGATATGACCTTGTGCTTTATCCATAGCAGCGGAAACCTGCGGCATAACATCGGCCAGCTGCGCCAGACCAATACCTGCTGTAACAGTTGCGCCTGCGGTTTCTTTAGTTACAGGAACAGCCTTCACGGTTTTCACCGGCTTAACAACGCCAGCTCGACGCAGACCTTCCTCAATAACTTCTGCCGCATACCAGGTGTTCAGCGTTTTTAGCGGGCCTCGGCCATTCTCGTGGCGAATGATTGCCTCAACCAAAGGTCGAAGGATGTCGTAATCATGCAGATCGATGATCATGTCTGCGGTTACACCAACGGCTTTAGACACCTCATTAATGTAGGCGTCAGTATTGTTTTCATTCGGCGGTGCCCAGCGTTCAATAACTTCACGAATGGTATCGATACTTGTGCCGTCTTTTGCGCGACGTTTATCGTGGTAGGTAATTAGAGTCACCGCCAGCGCACGAATCCCCCAAACAGGGTCTTTAAACGTGCAAAAGCGCGGTTCGGCAGGGTTGTCGATTAGCCCCTGCCACGGCGAACCTTTGTCGAGGTTGCCAGGGTTGTTATTACGAATGCCTCTCGGAGTTTTCATCCTTGATCTCCTGTTATTGCAGTCCATTCTTCACGCCATAAGCGGCCAGACCCAGCAGCAGCGCGGTAATCAGGAACGACGTTATCTTTGAGATAATGCCGCCAAAGAACCCGCTGGAGATGGCGTCTAGCCGATTAAGTAGTTTGTCCAGGTTGGAGTGCTGAATGCTGTGTTGCGAAGGCGTCATATCGCCAAAGTAGGCTTTGAGCTGGTCGTTGACCTCCTGGCCAATTTCCTCACGCAACTCCTTACCTAATTTGCCGACAACTTCACGCGCAACGATAGCGGCAATGCGCTCTACCTGCTCTGGCGTTACGCCTGCCATCTCGTTCGACATTATTTCCTCCATGAATCGTCAAATCGGGATGGCGGTTTTATATCATAAAACGCCCACACTTGGTAGGTAAGTACTTACACATGAGCGCCGTAAATTGCCCCAACTTTAGTCCAAGTTGGAGCATTACCAGTAACAGCTTTACCAGCTGCTCCGCCGTTATATTCTGTACCGTTACCTTGAGTATTACATCTTCCTCCAGCAGCACCGACATTACCACCCGAACCGCCTGTATATGCACTAAGAGACCCCTCACCAACAGATCCTTTACCAGGAGCGGAAATAGTACCAGCAGTTGCACCGGAACTCATATGAGAGGAAGACCCACCAGCACCGAATGGGCAACCACCGCCACCACCAAATATTAGTTTACCCCTGTTACCGCCGCCACCGCCGCCACCACCTCCAGCGATTGCACCATTATTCGTAATACGCAAGCGTGTACCGATGCCATTATTAATTGCGTTACCACCAGCAGCACCGGCAGCGTTACTACCACCATTGCCACCGCGTCCATAGACAGTCACACCTGCGTTGATTACAAGGCTGATATAAGAGTTGGTAAGTGAACTCGGGAAATCTAAACATGGCACGCCGCTACTGGACGACACCAGATCCCCTGTAATGGTAACAACGACTGGCGTCGCCCCCTGGGATTTTAAATAGTTGATCAGTGTGTCTTTGTTGTAGTTATGATTCGCACCGATGCTGTAATGAATTTCCTTAGAACGACCTGCTAACTGAGACATATTCCCAGCAGCAGACAATTGCACCGCCGTTCGAGCTGCACTCATCCATCTCTGGCCTGTCACACTGACAGCCGAAGACCCAATCCAACCGGGAACACCGACAATTGGCACATCTAATCTCCTTTTTGATGTGAATATCCTGAATTGGTGAGGGTGGCCCCTCACCATTCACCTTGATTACATTTTTGCCTTCAGTTCGCGCACTTCCTCGCGCAGCTCTTTGACAGCCTCGACCAACATGCCGATAACGCCGTTGTAGTTAAGACGCAGACGAGGCTCTCCTGACTGATCGTTATGGTCAACCGTTACCAGTTCAGGCTGAACATTCTGGACGTCCTGAGCGATGAGGCCGCCAGACTGCTCATACCGGTCACAGACCTGAATCTCGTACAGAACACCTTCGATCCGATCCAGCTTGTCGAGCGCTCGTTCAATCTTGCGAATATTGCGTTTGCTACGACGGTCAGAGCGGATATAAACGTCATTAAAGCTGCCATTACCGCCACAAACCCAAGTACCATCATTCTGGAGGTATGCGTTCGCATCCGTGCCGTTTGCGGTACGTGAGTTGTTGATCATGTAAAAACCAAACTGACTGTTTCCCAAGCCACCCAAGAAGAATTTGCGATCCGCGTGGTCTTGTCTCAACAACGCTTGTGCAGAGCTTGTACTTACAGCGTTCCTCCCGAAGATGACGTTCTGGTTACGCATATCTATCCACGCGCCAGAGCCGCTGTTGATGGAAAAACGGTTGGCGTAAACCCACGCACTTGACGTGATGTCACCCGTTACACTCAACGGCTTAAGGCTTTGCAGCGTGCTATTAACGAACCTAAAAACATGGGCGCTATTGGCGTAAACATCCAGAATGCCATCTCCGTTCTGTTTAAAGCCGGTGTCATTGTCACCCAGAACAATGGAATTACCGCCAAGAGCACTGGATGTACCGATGCCCAGTGCACCATTCAATTGACCTCCAGATAATGATAACGCCCCAACATCAGCAGCAGTCGGTTTAATGTGCGAACTGTAAATTACATATACAGTTCCATCTGTCAGGCCTGTTGGTTTATTCGCTGTATAAGTTGGTGATGTATGAATCGTTACGCTGGCGTTACTGGTATAATCCCACTGGATATTAACACCTGTGGCGTAATTACCTATTTCTACATAAATGTCATAGGTATCACCGGATGTATTCACCCATGCAAAATTAGTAAATCCAACCGAGGTCCGTCGCCATAATGCACCAGTAATACCTTTGGGGTTCCCATTTCCTGCACGCAGAACCAGCTCAGAGATGCCTGCTTGCTGCGGGGAGCCAACGTTAAACCCTGCGCCACCAATCAGGCTTATGTAAACCACGGAACTGGCTTGTGGCATGGTTACAGTTGCCAGCTTGAACCATCCGGCACCACCACTAAAAGACATTGTTGCTGAGTTGATCGTGCCTATAGACCTTGGAGTTAGCTCAATGTTTTTAGAACCGTCAAACGACACCCCATTTATAGTTCTAGCGGTTTGTAACTTGGTCGCTGTCGCTGCATTACCGGTTGTGTTCTGGTTACCAGCAATGTTTACACCCGGCAGGTTGATATTGGCGGAGCCATCGAATGACACGCCGCCTATTGTGCGTGCTGTTTGCAGTTTTGTTGCAGTTGCAGCATTACCGTTCAAACTACCATTGATGCCGCCAGTAACATTGAGTCCATTACCGATCGTAACAGCACCGCTGGTATTATTAATTATAATAGGTCGCAAACCGTTCCATGAACCTAATGTGTCTCCTGATGCTGTTAGCATGAAATATGTGTTCGATCCATCATTACGGATAAAGAATCCATAGTTGCCATAGGCAATGCGCATACCATTCGCCGATTTTGAAATAATCTCGCCAGCAGCAGTTAATCCGCCAGTTAACGCTCCTCCAGAAAGCGGTAATGCTCCTACATCAGAAGCTGTTGGTTTGTTTCTAGTGTTATAAGAACGACGCCAGCCTGGTGCATAATCACTCCCATTGTACACATAAATAAATTCCGCATTATTAACACCACCATGACCTGATGTTGTTGTCGTTGTAACACGAATAGTGTAGTGGCTTGTTGCCTTATTACTAAACACCTCAATCACGGAACCAGATAGATCGATCCTACCGCAACCAGTGTCGTCTATATAATTATTGTTGGCGTAAGCCCATGAGCACCGTGCAATCCAATATTTGTTTGAAAATGCACCCTGATTATTTAGCCAAGTTATAAATTGAGCAGTCGTAAATGCCGTTCCGTTACCACTATTTAACCATCCATCGGCAGCGGTTGGCGCGTTTATATCAGCCGGCTGAGGCATAAATCCAGTCGTGTAAACCTGCTCCCAACCACTTTCAAAACCATAACCGTCTCTTGAGGAACGGTAGAACAGACCACCATTTTTATAGTGAGCTTTAATTTGAAGCGTACGGCAACTACCTACACCGGTATAAAAGTTGGCAAGAATATAACTGTCGCCTGTTCTATTTACATTGTAAGCACCAGATTCAGCATTCCACGGCACGCCACCATCAGCATCCGCATATGACCCTGTTGCCCTTCTTGCGAAAGCGGCAACATGCGCAGCGGTTAAAGTGATATCAGTAGAACCATCAAATGGAACACCGGATATTTTTCTTACCGTCTGAAGTTTTGTAGCAGTTGCAGCATTACCAGTGGTGTTCTGATTACCCGTAGTGTTTACACCTGGAAGGTTAATATTTGCAGAACCGTCGAAAACAACTCCACCGATAGATCTTGCCGTCTGCAATTTCGTTGCTGTACTTGCATTACCATTTAATGTTCCGGTGATACCACCAGTAACAGACAACGGACCTGAAACTGTTCCTCCGGTTGTTGGCAGTGCTCCAATATCTAACGGCGTCGGTTTCTGATGTGTGCTATACATCGTATAAACAACACCATCGGTAACGCTGGAAGGCTTACTCGCTGAATATGTTGGCGATGTATAAATAGAAACTGACGCATTTGCAGTACAATCCCAATGGATATTTACACTCGTCGCATAATTGCCAATTTCAACGTAAATATCATATGTATCGCCGGATGTGTTGATCCAGGCGAAATTCGCTAATCCGACAGCTGTACGCTTCCACAAAGCACCTGTAATTCCTTTGGGGTTTCCATTGCCTGCTCGTAGAACCAGTTCTGAAATGCCTGCCTGATGTGGGGAACCGACGTTGTAACCAGCGCCACCAATCAATGCGATGTAAACGATGGAACTCGCTTGTGGCATGGTAACCGTAGCCAGTTTGAACCACCCTGCCCCGCCAGAGAAAGACATCGTTACTGAATTTAAAGTACCAATATCTTTCGGCGTTAATGTGATATCCGCAGTCAGTGCTTTTCCGTTAACTTTTCGGTTAGATGGCACCCTGCTATTCGCATTGTCATTGGCTGCTTTAACTGCCTTCGGTGTCGCGGCAAGCGTTTCAGATGTGCTGTTGGTCGCACTGCTGAGCTGTACTATCCCCTTTTTCGTCGTACTTGCATCCTCAAGCGCCACGGCGGATGCAATATCCTCTGCCCGTTTAGCTGCTGTCTCGGCGCGCGTTGCCGCGGATTCCGCCGTACTTTTGCTCTGAGCTGCCGCCGTCGCACTACCAGCTGCCTCTGTCGCCTTCGTGGATGCCGTCGTGGCGCTGCCTTTCGCTGCTGATGCCTGTCTGGTCGCCTCATCTTTTGAAGCAGACGCAGATGATGCCGATGACGCTGCCGAACTGGCGGACGATGCGGCTGCCGTTTTTGAGGATTCTGCACGGGTTTCCGACGCTTTCGCGTTCGTTTCGGATGTCTTCGC